GGCGGCACCATAGACTACATCAGCAATCCGGCCTGGGACTACGCCAACAAGATCGCTGCCGACCGCAAGGCCCGGCAGGAGGCGCGGAAAAAGCAGCAGGAAGCTGCCAACCACCCCAGCAGCTCCGGCACTTCCACCAACTCCCAGAAGGTCATCGAGAGCATGACCGACACCAGCAAGACCACCAGAGCAGACGGCAGCACCGTGACCACCAAGGTGCTCACCGAGAAGCTGCAGGACGAGACCGGCAAGATCACTCAGAGGGTGACCAAGACCGTCACCGAGGCAGGTACCAAGCTGGTGGACGGCGTGGAGCGCTCCTACAAGACCGTGACCACCTATGTGGACGGCATCCAGACCAAGGTGGAACGCAGTTTGGATGACATCGCCAAGACCACCACAGGCACAAAGCCCGGCTCCACCACGCCGACGGCCCCCACCCCGGACAAAGACCTGACCGACGCTGTGGAGGCCAACACCGAGGCCCTGCTGGCCGCAAACAGCAAGTTGGCCGAGATGGTGCGGCAAGCCGATTCTCTGGTGCTATCGGACAACATGGCCATCAGCCGGTCTGTGGCCGCTTCCGGCACGGCACAGGTGGCCGCAGCCGCCAACAACTACCACCGGGAGGGCGACACCACGGTCAACCAGTATATCTACTCCAAGGCCCAGACGGCGGCAGACCTCCAGCGGGAAGCACGCTGGGAAGCCGACCGGGCCAAGGCCCAGAAACGATGAAAGGAGGGCACCGAGATGCCGTTCAGAAAAGACCATTTGCAGCTGGTCACGGATGCCGGGGCCACTCTTGACATCGGGTGGGCCTACGGCACGCCCTACTCCCTCGACCCCATCAACGGCGTGGATGTAAATCTGCAAAAGGCGCAGGGAGTGAACCAGATCGGTGAAACGGTGGAGCGCCAGAGCGTGGCCGGGGTGAGCCGTGAGCTCATCATCCACTGCCACAGCTCCCACGGCGATGCGGATGCGGAATTACTGCTGGAAAAGCTGCCCTACTTCACCAGCGGCACAATGTATTTCGAGGATAGATTCTTCTGCCGTTTTGTGCTTTCCAAGACCCCCTACACAAAGAGCATCCACCCCTACCCGGTGTTGGCCTTCATGCTCTTCTGCCCGAAACCCTTCTGGTACAACTTGCAGGCTCAGAGCTTCTGCATCAACGGCTTTGCGCCCAGCTTCAGGCTACCCATCAATTACTCCAAGCCCCATCGGTTCGGCGTGCGCACCTCCATCGGCTGGCTGAATGCCTATAACCCGGGGGCGCTGAGCGTGCCCTTCACGTCCACCCTCAAGAGCGACGGCGCTGTGGTCAACCCCACCGTGCTGAACATCGTCACCGGCCAGAACATCCGCATCCTGACCACCCTGACCCCCGGGCAGGTCATCGAAATCTACCGCACCACCACCGACAAGCTGGCCGTCAAGCGGACAGAGGACGGCACGGAGGAGAACATCTTCTCCCTGCTGGATGAAGATTCTGACCTGCTGGAGCTGGCCCCCGGGGACAACCTGCTCAAGGCCACCGCCGACAGCGGCGAGACCAGCCTGCAGGTGACGGTGCGCTTTTACCCCATGGTGAGCGGTATTCTGCCGGAGGTGATCTCGTGACACTGGACGTTTTGGACGAGCTGACCCTCGCCCGGCTGGGCCGGGTGGAGGTGTGGGTGAGCTTTTACTGGGACGAGCCCTACAACACCGAGGGAGAGTTCACGTTGGAGGTGCGCCCCACCGGGGAGAACCTGTCCCTACTCCGGGAGGGCCGCTGGCTGCGCCGCAGTGACAGCGATGTGCCCATGCGCATCTGCCACCGGAGCAACGAGAACACCGACAGCAATCTGGTGGTCACCGGCTTCCCGGGGACGTGGATCTTCACAAAGCGAGCCGGTACCGCCATCGTGAAGAACGAGAACGCGGAACAGGCCATGCGCAGGCTGGTCAGCGCAATGCAGCCATGGCCAAAGCTAGAGCTGGGCACGCTTGTGGGCTTTGACACCACCTACACTGCACAGACCTCCGGCGGCAGCATCATGGACTACCTGACGACCATCGGCGCGGCCTGCGACCTGGGTTTCCGGGTGCGGCTGGCAGGCAAGAACGCAGACAAGAAGCTGCTGTTCGAGGTCTACCGGCCCACCGCTGACCCAAACAACAGGTTCAGCACAAAGTGGGGCAACCTGCAGCAGGCTGCGTGGGCCTTTGGCGACAGCGACTACGCCAACGTTGCCATCGTCCAGGGTGCTGGCGAGGGCGATGCCCGGGCCACCGTCACCGTGGGCCTGACGGATGCCACCGGTGCCGACCGGCGGGAGCTGTATGTGGATGCCCGGGACGTGCAGCCGGACGAGGAAAAGGGCGAGACCACCAAAAGCCAAGCCTACCTCGAGCGGCTCATGGCCCGGGGCACGAATAAACTGCTGGAGCAGCTCCGTACCGGCTCCATTGAGTTGACCATCGATGCCGAGGGGCTCTCCCCTGGTGACGTGGCCTTTTGCACCATCCCGGAGCTGGGCTACAAGGCCACCGTCCGGGTGGCCGATGTCATCACCCAAAGCCAGAGCGACAGCACCACCCGCACGGTGCGGCTGGGCACGCCGGTCTGGCGCAAGCTAAGGAGATGATCTTTTGAGTAAAATTGTACTTTATCCCGCCAACGGCTACGACTTCGATGCCGCAGACGTAGCAGCCTACCTTGCGGGCCTCATCAGCGGCGTGTTCAGCGGAGATGAGGACTTCCCGGTGACAGCCGCAGGCGGGCTGAAGGTCACCGTGGGGGCGGGACGTGGCTGGGTGCACCCCAGCCGCTTCACCGGCTACTCCATCACCAAGCGGGAGGCCGACACCCTGACCATGCCGCTGGCCGACCCGTCTCTCCCCCGCATCGACCGCATCGTCATACGCTATGATGCCGGTGCCAGAGCCGCCAGCCTGCATGTGTTGCAGGGCACGGCATCCAGCACACCCACGGCCCCCGCCATCTCCCGCACCGAGCTGATCTACGACCTCTGCCTTGCCGAGATCACCCGCCCGGCAGGCTCCACCAGCATCACCACGGGCCAGATCACCGACACCCGGCTGGACGAGGCGCTCTGCGGCATCGTGCGGGACGGCGTGACCGGCATCCCCACCGACGAGCTGCTGGCCGCTGCCAAGGAGCGCATCAACGCACTGGAGGAGAAAGCTACCAGCAGTGCTGCTGCCGCCAAGGACAGCGCGGAGGCAGCCAAGAGCAGCGAGACCAACGCCGCCGCCAGCGAGAAGAACGCCAAGACCAGTGAGACCGCCGCCAAGCGGGCCCTGCAGGACACGGAGACGGAGCACACCGCCGCTTTGCAGAACATCGCACGGGCCCGCACTGCGGCCCTGAACGACGTGGCCAACTCCACCAGGACGGCCACCGCTGCGGCAGAAACCGCAACCCAGCAGGCCACCGCCGCTGCGGGGAGCGCCTCCACCGCCGCCACCAAGGCCGGGGAGGCAGAGAAGAGCAAGACGGCAGCGGCTACCTCTGCTACCAATGCAAAAGCCAGTGAGGAAGCATCCAAGAACTGGGCGGAGGAAGCTAAAAAGGCGGCAAACACCGACCCGACCGTCTCCATCAAAGGGGCCCCCGCCGATGCTGCGGCGACCCGGGCGCTGATCAAAGAATCCCTTGCCGCTCAGCGTGCGGAGGATTACGCCAGAATCAAATTCTGGGCCAGCAACGACTCCACCAGCCCGGCAAGCTTTATCGGCGGCACATGGGAGCGAATCGAAGGTGAGTTTATCATGGGCGCTTCCAGTGCCTACCCTGTGGGCACCACCGGCGGCAGCGCCACCCACACCCAGACCGTGGCCGAGATGCCCAGCCACAACCATAGCGGGTCTACTGGCAGTGCAGGTTCACACAGCCATAGCGCATGGACTGGCGGTGCAGGTGGGCATAGTCATACAGTCAGTGCTGCAGTAACCCAAAAGCATGAAGTGAGCAAGCTGGGAGTTGGTGGTGCCGATGGCTCCGGCACATATGGTTATACTTTCTCGAGTGGAACAGCTACCACTTCTTGGGTAGGAGACCATACCCATGGCGTTGGTATGAACGAAGCCGGTGCCCATACCCATACCGTGAGCATCGGCAGCACCGGCAGCGGGCAGGCAATGAGCATCCTGAACCCTTACTATGCCCTGTACATCTGGGTGCGGGTGGATGATGCCGCATGAAAGGAGCGCACATGAAAATTATTGACGAGACTGGCATTGTGCTGACCACTGAGCCGGATCTGGAAGCGGGCTATCTGGTGGAAGATGTCGAAGTCACTCACCATGATGCCGTAGAGGGCACAGCTCCGCAGTGGCACAGAGAGACCGCAAAGCTGCCGGACGGCTCTCCCGCCATCTACTACCGGGATGGTAAAGAGATTGGCCGGGACATGGTGAAGGTTATCGATGTGCCCGGCGTTGACCCTCAGCCCGCCTGGGATGAGGAAGTGCCGGTGATGCGGTACATCCGCTACACCGCCGAAGAGTTGGCCCAGCGGGAAGCTGATAAAAAGGCCGCTGAAGATGCCAAAGCCGAAGCTGACCGTAAGAAAGCTGAGCAGGATGCACTGCCCCAGAGGGTGGCTGACCTGGAAGCCGAGAACGCCCAGCTGAAAGAGCAGCTGTCCGCACAGGAAAGCTCCATGACCGACCTGCAGCTGGCGCTGTGCAGTCTGTACGAGCAGGCGGAAGGGAGTGAAACCGAATGAACTTTATGATCCCGATTTACGCTGACCTTGTGCGCAAGGGCGTGAAGAAGCTGGAAGCCGTGCCCGCCAAGCTGCGGGATGCGGTGGAGCAGTACCTGAAGGAACAGGAGGAAAAAGAGAATGCCCAGAACAATACTTGACGTAAGCAAATGGCAGGGCCGCATTGATTGGGACAAGGTCAAGGCCGCTGGCCTTGTCTCCGGCGTGATGATCCGGGCCATGGGCAACAGTAAAGAGGGCAAACCCAGCAAACCCTACATCGACCCCTTCTTTGCCCGCAACTACGCCGAGTGTGCCCGGCTGGGCATCCCGGTGGGCGTGTACGGCTACTTCAAGGCCACCACCAAGGCACAGGCCGACAAGGAGCTGGCCCTGTTCAGGCAGGCGCTGGGCGGCAAGACGTTCCAGCTGCCGGTGGCTGTGGACATCGAGGACAAGCTGCAGGCGGCCCTGAGCAAGTCCGCTCTGACCGACATCGTGGCCCACTGCCTGAGCGTGGTGGAGAGCTGGGGCGTGTACGCCATGCTCTACACCGGCCTGAACTTCGGGCAGACCAACCTTTACATGGGTGGCGCGGCCCTCAAGCCCTACGACGTATGGCTGGCGGCCTACCGCACCAAGAAGCCCGCCCCCGGCTGGCCCTTCGGCATGTGGCAGTACACGAGCAGCGGCAAGATTCCAGGTATCGCCAAGGGCGCAGACCTCAGCGTAGCCTACAAGGACTACGCGGGCATCATCCAGCGGGCCGGGCTGGGGCAGGTCAGGGGGTGAGACCGATGGCAAGTTATCTGATTTCAGATGCACCATACGCACCCTGGCTCTCAGAGGTTCTAGCTACACTGGAAGAGCACAAGATCGACCGCATCACCGTAGCAGCGCCTCTGGCAGACGGTGAGGTGTTCACGGGGTACTACAACATGAATACCCAAGACAAGGCCCTGCTGGCATCCAATATCCAGGCAGATGCCGTTCTGGACGCGGTGTGTCACAACGGACAGCGCATCCGGCAGGCGTGGGAAGATGACGAGGAGGGGTGAGACCGATGTGGCAGTTTATCACGGAGTATTGGGCCGGGTGGCTCTGTGCTCTGATCGGCGGCGCGATCCTTGCCGCCATCCCCAAGATCAAGGCCCTGTGGGACGCGGTGCTGGCCCTGCTGCACGACCGCATCTATACCGAGTGCTACCGTTTTATGGAGCTGGGGTACATCACCCGCGACGGCCTGCGCAACCTGAATTACCTCTACAAGACCTATCATGTGATGGGCGGCAACGGCACCGGTACAGAATTGTACAAGAGAGCCTGCGCTTTACCCATCCACGACTGAAGAAAGGAACTGACATTATGAACGCACACATCACTGAGAACAACACCCCCGCCATCCCCGCCGCAACCATCGCCCGCACCGTTGTGCTGGCACTGGCCCTCGTCAACCAGCTGCTGAGTGCAGCAGGCAAAAGCCCGCTGCCCATCGACAGCGCCAGCGTGGAACAGTGGGTGACGGCTGGCCTGACCACCGCTGCCGCCATCTGGGC